CTTCCAGCCTTCCAGCTCTCGCGCTTCCGATTCTCTCACGACTCAAACTCCTTCCGACAACGCCAGCGCACACGACCTCTCGGTCGACTCTCTAGCCTGACTCCCGCTATCGCGAGTCCACTAGGTTATGCGCCTTATCAGGCGACCAGTCCGGTATGAGTGCTTTTGTTGTGTAATGCAATGTTATGTTACGCCGATTGTAGTTTGTTTGTCGTTTGTAGTTTTGTCATACCATATACCGTCACCGCTCCCGTGACTCCAAACCCCTATGCGCACCACCTGCCAACCTGTGACTCAATCCCTCCAACTCAACCAATGGCGTGAAGGTACTTAGGCCCCCTTGTAAAAATCGTTATGAATCTATATATAATGGGGGACTCACAGACTGGCGGTCGCAGGGATAGCGGGTGAGTCGAATCGGGTGCATTATATATATACGCGCAGGGGGAATCCCGACGGGTCCGCAGTTAGGGGCAGTTGGCGCGGCGCTGCAAGCTGCACTACAAACCTACAAACCTACAACAAACCTACAATCCTATCAACATTACCAAACAATCTGACTCGAACGATGTTCCGCGCCACCGCTCCGGCTTTGCATCCAGCCCTTGGGCGACTCCGGGTAATAATCTTGCGCCGCGCTTTCCGAATCAACCCGCCTGGACATTCCGATAGTTTCCGACTCACGCAACATTCTTGCTTTTTTCAACTTCCGTCGTTTTATCCGCTTGCCTTCCCGGACTCGATCACTATTTTCTAGCTCTCAACTCAACATCCACTTGGAGACTTCCCACGATGCAACGCGACCTTGAAGCCCTAGCCGCTAGCTGCAACGCGCAGCTTGACGACTCGCACAGCGACCCAATCAAACTCTCGATTCTATCGGAGAAATTCGGCAAGGTAGCCCGTGGGTTTGCGCGCCAAGACGAGCCGGGACTCGCACAACTCTATTTCCGCTTTTCGCAGGTGGCCGCCAACAAAGCCCGCCTTGAGTATTTCCTCCAGAACGGGAGCAATTGACCATGACTCGCACACAGCAAATCCGCCTAGCCTCCCGCCTTGAGTCCTACGCGCCAGCAATCAACTCGGTGGAATGGGACGCGCGCGGAATCTACGCAATCGTAGTTGACCAGCCGCGAATTGACCCGCGATTCCTCGCAGCCCTACGCCAGCTTGGCGAGCGCGAAGGATTTACTGTTTTGCTCTCTGGCCCTGCCGGCGATGCAAGGCATTTTTTGACCGTCACAGAATTGGAGGCATCCCCGTCCCGTTCGGCTTGACACGCCGCCCACCGTTTGAGACTATCAATCAGCGCTTGCGGCAATCCCGCCCCTAGCGTGACTCTAGAGCAAGGAATACAAATCATGGCAGACGAAAACGCCAAAACCGTGAACGACGATATGCGCGCCCGCCGTTGCTTCTATCCGACTGACGAAGCGCCCGCACTCGATTCCGCTGTCGCCTATCTCGGCAAGATTCAGACCGAGTTTACCGACTTCGCAGACTTCCCGTTCGCTGGCGTCGGAGTCGGACAGGACGACGAAGGAAACGTCACCTTTGATCCCGATGTCTATAACGACTCGCACGGCATCATGATCGGCACTCTCAAGAAGCAAGGCGAAGGCGTGAAGGCAATCTTCATGGCTCCGATTCCCAACTTCCCCGCCAATCTTTCGGGCGATGAAGCGTTCGATCGCTGGGCGCTTTCGATTCTCGAAAAGGAAGCAAACCACGTCGCAGTCCGACCGCTTCGCACCGCCGACAACATCGAGGATGTGATTGACCAGATGCCGCGCAACGCGGACGCCTACACCACCAGCAGCCGTGGAATCTCGGCCGGTGTCATGGGCGCGTTCAACGAACTGTACAAGGCAATCAACGCCACGCTCGCCAGCAAGGTCGGAGTCTGGGCGCGTGCCCGTCTCACTAAGTCGGAACTCAAGGCTTCGCTGGAATCGAGCGCCTACGCCCTCGAATACCACAACGCGCTGGAAGATCGGGGCGAAGCCGACTCGCTCTTTGTCGTCGCCCTTCAGATCGGCATCAACGCCGCCAAGAAGAAGGGCCTTGACCCGACGATTTTCGAGCGCTGGCTCGAGACTCGCGATCAGAAGCCGTTCACTGCCGAACAGGAAGAGGACGAGGACTTTGACCTTGACTCGCTGACCGAAGACCTCTTGGCCGAGGACGAGGACGACGCAGCCGACGCGACCGACTCGGACGCCGACGCCAACACCGAGTCGGGACAGGCCAACGCCTAATCCGAATCGGACCAATGAGAGGGGCGGGGCATTCACACCCTGCCCCTTTTCTTGGACTCACAAAAGAACAGAACGTGTACAAAAAATCGCCTCGCTTCGCTCGGAATGATGAGTCGCTGCGCGACGTGTTGGTTTGTTTGACGCTTCGCTTCGCTGCGCTGGGCGTGAAGATGACTCGCTTCGCTCGGTGTGTTTGTTTGAAGAGTCGAAAAGTAATAGAGGGGGCGGGGTTCCCCCCATTTCGTGAGCCGACCCCCGGGCTTTAATATGAGTCCCACATGTTACGACAAAAAATATTCGTAGCGAACACCGGGACTCATATCAACGTCTGAGGACAAGCGCGAGGAGTAAACATGGCAGAGGGTATTCAGTTTCCGCAGGCAAACAGCAGTTTGGGAGCGCCGACTCCAGAAGACGCGGCCGCGGGCACCGTCTACAGCCTTCCGATTCACCGTTGGAGGGATTTGGACGGGGTGCCGCAGGTGATGAGTTGCTGGAAGCTTAGCGAGTCGGAGCTTAAAGCCGTAAACGAGTCGGGCGGGCTGATCTGGTTCAACTGCTGGGGGATGACTCACCCGCCGATGGTGATCTTGGGCGAGAATCCGTTTGAGTCGAAAGTCATGCCGCGGTAACAGTTGACTTCTGGGAAGGTGCCAGATATTGTTATAGTGTAAGGAATCGAAGGGTCCAACGATGAACCTCGCCAACGTCAACGCTGAGTCATTGAGTAAGTCGCTCGAACTCGAAGTTCCGGAGATGTACGTGGTGCTGGCCAAGCACAGCGTCATGGGAACGGATGAGTCGACGATCTGTGACATCCTCGGAGTCGAGCCTTCGGAGTTGCAAGAAGTCCAAGCGGACCCGATCTACAAGGCCGTGCGACTCCAGATTGGTGCGCTGGCGGCGGAATCGAGTGCACAACGAGTCCACGGCTGGGACGGCATTGAGTCACTGGCCCTGGAGAAGCTAATCGAGCGGATGCAGTACGAGAAGGACTCGGATTTCCTCCTCAAGGCCGCGACTCTCGCGAACAAAGCGCAACGGAGTGGAGGTAACGATATGGGAATCCTGGACCCATCCAAGGCTGGTAAGACCGCCATCGTGCTCACGCAGCGCATGGTGCAGAACTTCACGAATTACGGCGAGCGGCGCGAGGTCGTCCGGGAGCTCTCGATTCACGACGGTTCCATGGAGCGAGTCAGCTTCGACGATGTCGACCAACTCCTTGATGTCAAGAACACTGCACCGCTGCCGCCGAAGGGTGCGCACACCGGTGTGAATCCCACGCTCGACGAGCTGAATGCTGAGATGGAGAATCGGACATGAGCTTCATGGAAACGGACCCGGACACCGGACTCAAGCTGAAGGAAATCGGCGAGACTCCGGGGATCCGCATCGACTCTGTACTCTCGGGTATGGGAGTCGCTGGAGGACCGGAGGTCCCGTCCCCTGCCGCGGAAGACGCAAACACCCCCACGAATCAAGCCGCGAGCGAAGCCGCCGCCCCGGAGATCGAGAGTGGTGGGCTTCTGAGTCGCGTGATCCATGTGCTGCGTGGCGGCCCCGAGGATGCGATGCTGAGTCCGGAGAAACGGCAGGAGCGTGAGTCGGCCAGGAAATCGGCGGGCGCAATGGCGGCTGACTGGAAGAATCCCGGCAAGGCGTTTATGCAGCCTGTGAATCCGGGCGGGGGCGACGGCCTCGACTCGATCGGTAAGATTGTCCGGCTGGTCAGCGGAATCCTCTAATGTCGCCCGGCTTCGAGGACAAGTTCGAGGAGCAATGGCGTGCTACGGCGCAAGACGCTGGAGTTGCGACTCAAGAGGTCGAAGCCGAAACCTCGATCATCAAGAAGATGCTGCGGGAGAACGCGGAGTTCTTCATTGAGTTCTTCCTCGGGGACTCGCTGGATATGCCGGTCCCGCTATTCCACAAGGAGATCTGGGGACTCCTGACGGACCAAGAGAAGGAGCGGATTCTTCTCGCGATTCCCCGCGACCACGCCAAGACGACTCTGGCCAAGCTGATCGTCATCTGGTATTGGCTGTTCACCTCGCACCGATTCTGTGTGTACCTGTCGAACACGAGTCCGATCGCCAAGGGCGCATGCCGCGACATCATGGACTTCATGGAGACTCCGAACTTCCAGAAACTATACGGGAAGCCGCGAGTCATTAAGCAGTCTGAGAACGAGGGACTCTGGATCTTCGAGCTCTCGATCGACGGGAAGACCAAGCGCTGCATTCTCCGCGGACTCGGCCAAGGCCAGCAGATGCGCGGAATCAACATCGACAACCAGCGCCCGGATATTGCGGTTGTCGACGATGTTGAGGACAACGAGAACACTGAGTCGGAAGCCCAGCAGCGCAAGCTGGACAAGTGGGTCTTCGGCCCATTCCTGAAGGCACTCGCGCGCAAGAAAAAGATTCTCTGGCTGGGCAACATGCTGGCCAAGACGTCGCTGCTGGCACGCCTGAGTCGCAACCCTCGCTGGAACCCTGTCGTCTTCGGCTCGCTGGTACGCGACTCCGAGACAGGTGAACTCCGCCCACTCTGGCCGGGCAAGTGGACCGTGGAGTTGCTCAAGGAGGACTTCAAGGAGTACAAGGACCTGGGGCTCGTTGAGTCCTGGATGTGCGAGATGATGAATATGCCGGGCCATGGCGACAATGGCTTCTCGGCGGATCAGATCAACTACGCAGCGATTCCCACCCCGGACGCATGTGAATGCGCGTGGATTACTGTGGACCCAGCGTTCGGACTCAATTCGCAGAATGATGAAACCGCGATCAGTGTGCACGTGATTCCTAAGGCTGGCGGCCCGCCGATAACTCCCGTCTGTGTGCACGGGCATTTCGACGAGACTCGTATGTTCGAGGAAATCCTTCAGCTGGCGCAGTACTGGAATGCGTGGGTGTGGGGAGTCGAGGCGGTCGCTGCACAGCGCGTGTTGATTCCATTCTTCAACATACTTCTGGCTCAACGAATGCTCATGGGCGCCGCCGAGATTATTCCGTTGTATGCCGGCCGAGGCGACCCGAAGAGTGGCCGCATCAAATCCTTCGTGAGTCTCATGGCCAATGGCGAGTGGGCGATCGGGGAATCTGACGTCGCCCTCACCGAACAAATCCTTAACTACGACTTCCGCAAGAAGGACCAAGAGGACGACCGCATTGACTCAGCGGCCTACGGCCCGTCGATGATGGACGAGTACCTCTCACTCATTCAGGCAAAAGCCATGACAGGCGATTTGCAGATCAACGCCCAGACTCAACTTGGATTGGAGATAGCCAGTGTCTGACCTCAATACTTCTGACCCGAAGGTGACTCACAGCACGGTCACATTGGCGCAACCGCAGGTGCACGCGAGTCACCCGTTCAAGCACAAGACGAACCACTCGAAGCTACGCGACTACATCCGGGCACGACTCAACGTCGGCATGAAGGCGCGTGATGCCCGAATCGACCGGCTTGTGCGTATCGACAAGAATGTCTCTGGTTGGCTCAGACTCGACGAAGCCGACCGCAAGCGCGCACAGCAGAAGGACGAGGACGGGACTCCGTTGGCGGTCAAGATGAACCTGCCGCTGAGTTTTATCCACCTCGACGATATGATGACGTACTTCGCGGAGACGTTCGCTCCGAGTCGCGGGATGTTCTACCATTCGGGCGATCCCGAGGAAGTGGACGAGGCGCGCCAGATCATCGTCAAGATGAACAACGATGCGATTTATGCCGGCTTCTATCGCCAGACTCTGCGCGGCATCTATTCCTGCCTCAAGTATAACGAGGGCGGGTTTGAGGTCACGTGGAGTACGGACCGCGGCCCCAAGCTGGGAGTCGATCAGAACGACAACAAGACCGTCGAGACCGAGCTCAAGTGGGCGGGGAATCGCATGGAAGCGCTCGATATGTACAACACGATGTGGGACCCGGGAGTGACTCTCACGGACCTGCACAAGGATGGCGAATTCGCGGCCAAGGCAAGGCTCCGGAGTCACTACTGGCTGCAATCCCGCGCGGCTCAGGGCGTGTTCTTTAACTGCGAAGCTGCGCTGTCGTCGCCCGAGGCTGCGAGTCGCTGCAAGTACTACCGCAGCCCGCCCGCCGAAACGGAGATGGACCAGGACTCCGGCCGCGGCTCGGGCACCAACTGGGTAGATATTCTCTCCGAGGGCAACGGCTACCGGGAACTGGGCGGCTACGAACTCGTCACGGTCTACATCCGGCTGAATCCGATGGAATTCGGACTCCTTCAAGGCACCAAGGAAAACCGCGAGAGCCGGAACCGCTACGAAATCTGGCGATTCACGCTGCTCAACGACGAGTGGCTGATTGAAGCGCAGTGGATGAACAACGTTCACGGGCACATTCCGTACTACGGCGGAGTCCTGAACGATGATCTGATGGGCGCTACGCAGAAGTCGACCGCCGAGATTCTCCAGCCGTTGCAGGACTTCGCGAGCTTCCTGATGAACCTGCACGTCGAGGCGAGTCGCAGTAGCCTGTGGGGCGTGACGTTCTACGATCCTAGCGTGATCGACATGTCGAAGATTCCGAAGGGCGAGGTAGTCGCACGAGTCCCCATCGAATCGCGGGGCTACGGCAAGGACATCCGGAACGCGATCTACGAACAGAGTTCGACGCTGGAAACCAAGCAAACTCTGAGCGATCTGACCGGCGTCATGGATATGATCAACCAGTTCTTCCCGACTCAGAGCCTGCCGTCGCAGATTGCGTCGATCGACCGGGCTGTTACGAGTCAGGTGGCCGCTGTCCAGCATGGCGCGAACCGTCGGCAGCAGAAGGCCGCGAGGCTGCTGGATGACTCCACGTTCTCGAAGATTCGCTATGCGATGTACTACAACATCATTCAGTACGCGCAGGAAGAAGAGAAGATTCTCGACTACTACTCGGGCAAGGAAGTCGATTTCGACATTGCCTCGATGCGGAACACGAATCTGCCGTACATCATCGGCCAGGGACTCAAGGCGATCGACCGTCAGGCGGCGGCGCAACAGCTCAACAACCTGATCTTCGCTATGATTCAGGCGCCTCAGGCCGCGCAGGGTGTGGACCTTCTCGGACTCATCGACTACTGGTCGAGCATGATGGACATCGACATCGATATGAAGCAGTTCCGACTCGAGGCTCCCGCCGACGGCACCGGAGTGACCACGCAACAGCAAGAGCAGCAGGGAGTCCAACCGGCTACCTCGGCCGAGGCGATTACTGGAGGGGCGATCTACGGTGATTGATAAACTCGTCATAGACGCGCAGGACCCTGAGGTGCGCGCAGAGGTCAAGAGAGGACTCATCATCTTGGCCCAAACAGGAATCTTCAAGCAACAGAGCGACGAACTCTTCAAACGGGTCGCACTGTCAGCGGGGAGTGAAGAGGACGATGCGGAAGTCCTGAAAGAAATCCGCAGGGCACGGGAAGAATCCACCCTTCTTCTCGGGCTCCACAATTTGGGTGAAGAATACGCTAAGGAGATTGAATCATGAATACCTCGCGGATCGCAATGACAGCAGCGGAACGCTCGATGGGCCGACTCATGCGGGCCCCTGACCACGGCTCGGGTGACGCCGGCGGTGGCGGCAGTGGCGACTCGAGCCAGGGCGGAGATAACAGCGGAGGTAATGGTGCCCCCGCAAACGGTGACTCCGGGACCGGAGATAACAATGGACAGTCGTTCGATGCCTCGTCATTCTGGAATGAACCAACCCCGAGTGGCGACAACCAGCAGCAACAGCAGCAACAGTCGCAGAATGACTCGGACCCGGGACGTGAAATCGGCCAGCAGATTGCTGCCGGAATCAAGGACTACCAGTTCAAGCCTGTGTTCACGCAGGAGATTGGAGAGCAGCTAGCAGAAGGCAATCTCGACGGCGCCAACGAATCGTTCACGAACATGGCCCGGGAATCCATGCAGCAGTCGGTCGTGATGTCGGCCAAGATCATGGAGCACCTGGGGACTCAGATGATGGCTCAGTTCCAGTCCATGATCGACCAGCGACTCGGCACCGAGAAGGACACGGAAGCCCTGAGTCGGGAGTTCCAGTCGATGTCCGATCCGGCCATGCGCCCCGTCGTCGAGGGAGTCTTCAAGCAGGCGATGAAGCACTCCGGCAATGACCGCGATAAGGCTATGCAGCTGACTCGCAACATGCTCAAGGCCATGGGCCAGACGGGCAAACAGGATATGGGAATTGATGACCCCGCTCCCGATCCTGATTCTTTCCTGGGGGACGGCCCGAGTCAGCTCGTGAAAGAGTTGATGGAGCGGTAACGCAAACTACGAGGTGAATGCGATGATTAACGGAATCTACATGTCCAACCAGTCGATCGTGGGTGATCGCGCAGGGGACTTCGCTTCGGCGATTCTCCAGATCAACCCGACCGGCACCGCGCTGATGCTCGCTCTTTCGAGTGGCATGGGCAAGGCTGCTGCGAAGGACACGATCTTCCACTGGTTCGAGGACTCCCACCAGGCTGGCCGTACGTCCACCACGAGTGGCGGCACGGGTACCACGGTGGTCGTCGGGGACGGTTCGATCTATGTTCCGAATCAGGTCCTGCTGGTCGAAGAAACCGGCGAGATTCTGTTGGTCACCGCAATCGCCGCCAACTCGCTGACCGTGGTTCGCGGAGTCGGCGGTACGACCGTCACGGCAATCACCGGCTCGATGAACGTCCAGTCGATCGGCAACGCGCACGAAGAAGCGAGTCCGATGCCGGCCGCGATCACGCAGCAGGGTAGCCCGCGACTCAACTACACGCAAATCTTCCGGAATGCGTGGGCTGTGTCCGGCACCGCCAAGGCTGTCGAATATCGCACCGGCAACAAGGTCGCCCACAACAAGAAGATGGCCGCACTCTACCATGCCGAAGACATGGAACGCGCCATGGTCTGGGGCCGCAAGGCTGTCACGACTCTCAACGGGAAGCCCTTCCGACTCACGGACGGCATCCTCGCGCAGATCGAGCAGTACGGCGGCACCGTGGAATCGGCCACCGACGGCAGCACCGCGGGCAACTACTCGCGCGTACTCTTCGAAGATTTCATCCGTCGAATCTTCAAGACGAACGTGAAGGGCCAGCCCAACGAGCGCATCGCGATCGGCGGCGACGTCGTGCTCCAGGTCCTGAATCAGATGACCATGCTCGACGGCAACTATCAGATCAGCGCCGGCGAGACGGTTCTGGGAATCATGGTTACGACCATCCAGACTCCGTTCGGCAAGCTGAAGCTGATGACGCACCCGCTGATGAACGAGAATCCGACCTGGTCGAAGGAACTCTACGTTCTGCACCCGGGCGCGATTCGCCGCCGTATGCTCCGTGAGACGAACGAGGAAGGCTATGACTCGAACGGCAAGCGGATTCAGGGCAAGGATGCTGACGAAGGCGTGATCACCACGGAAATGGGCGTCGAAGTCGGCGGCGCCTCGACCATGGGGATTCTGCGCAACGTCAACAAGGCGGTTGCTTCCGCGTAATCGCCTCTCCGCGAGGGTTGGGGGTGGCCGCCATGAGTCACCCCCGGCTTTCATGAGCTCCCGCGGTGGGGGTTCTGGAAAGCTACTTAAGGAGTCGAAGATGTCGAGTATCAACCTCGGAAAAGCTCTGGCGAAGGACTCGCCCGCCACGGACGAGAACGAACCCAAGGGCGAGGAATCGGTCAACGAAGCGGAAGCCATGGCCAAGCAGGCGAGCGGCGATCCCGAGTCGCAGGAAAAACAGGCCGACCTCGAAGCAGCGGAAAACGCAGCGGATGCCGGCGGCAAGCATGTCTACTCGAGTCATCCGATCGCGGCATTCCACGTCGGCGGATTCCAGTTCAAGGACGGAACGCTGACCATCGAAGACGACAAGGAAGCCGAGCGCTTCGAGAAGCTCGTCGAAGGTCTGCCGCCCCGCGACAAGTCCACGATTCGCAAGATCAACACCGAGGGCGCCGATGCGATCGCCCGCAAGTTCAACAACTCGTCGACCAGCAAGCGCGGAGTCGACACCACGGGTAGCGACGCGGCCGCTTAATCGCCGCAGAACAAGAGGTAAAGAATGCTGACGTTCTCCCAGATCGTTGACTCGGTGGCCAATGAAACGAAGCGGTTTGATATGCTCGGCGAATACGCCAGCTATTTGAATCAGGCCATTCGCGAAGTCCACTTTGAAAACGAGTGGGGGAACGTCGTATTCTTCCAGGATAATTATCACGAAGAGCTGATCACGGCCACGAATGATCAGATCGAGTCCTGGACTATGCCGCGCCCGGAATTGTTTCAGGGGGGCATCGTGGCAAGATTCAACGGGGTCATCGACGAGCGAGGCCACCCGCGGTATGCGCTGGGACTCACGCCGGGACCAAGGCTCGAACAGGAGCCATACGCGTTCTATAGAGCGGGTCGCCAAGTTCACTTTAAGGGGTTCGGTGGAGTCGGACGGCAGATCGCGCTGTCGTGGTTCGAATATCCGCCGGCACTTAAATACTATGCTGTCGACCAGCGACCTGCGAGCTACGATATTGAGTCCGGTTGGACCTACCTCCCGGAGTACGACGTAGACGACGCCAGCCGCGCGACAGCTGAAAGGCTGGTCTCAAATTGGCTGACTCTCCGCTGGCATACGGTTCTGGAAGAAGCTCTGCGCGCAAAGTCCTACAAGCGTGCGGGGGACGAGAATCGTCAACGAACCTCCTACAGTCTCTATATGCAGCTGCGACGAGGGCTGTTTACGAGCGAGATTGCACATTCTGGTGGGATGAATTAGACGTGTCTGAAGTTCCGACTCCTGTAAAGGCGACAGACCTGTTCCCGGAGTTGAGCAACGACATGGACCGTCGGATCGCTCACTCGGAGACGCGACTCAAGTTTTGGGTCGTGGGCGGTGTGCTCGCCAACCTCATTGCGCTGGCCGCTATCGGACTCCCGATGGTGTACTACGCAGGTAAACTCGTGGAACAGATCGAAGCCGACCGGCTGGTTGCGAAGGCAGAGCTCATCGAAGCTGCGGAGCGTGACGCGATTCTGGCCGCGCGTGGAATCTGGATGCAGGATCGCCGCGCGTGGGAGCTGTCGGTCGAGCCGTTTCTCAAGGACCTCGGATGGACTCCGCCTCGGTACGCGTCCGAATTCTCGCCAACCCGAGAGGAGCTGTTGAGTGACTAGCCCGTTTTCGCGGAGTGATCTGACTCCGGAGGTAACCTCGGGGATCGGCACCGCGGACCCGGTTGGACAGACTCGAGATCAGCACAGGCTGACGGTGACGGGAGACTCCGATCTTCCCGTCGATGCCGCGCGCGTGGTCACGAAGACTCCCGAGAACAATCTAGGCGCAACAGGCCGATTCGCCGACCCGGACATTGGCGTTGTCCAAGCGAAGTACGTGCGCTTCGGGGCCATTGACTCAGCCTCGGGGCCGGCGGTGTTCGCGGACAAGTCCATGCCCGAAGGACTCCAGATCACCAACACCCCCGCAGCGGCCAGCAATACGCAGGTCCTGGGAGTCGTGGCGTCAGATCAGCCGGTCGCCGAGGGGGAGTATGGGTGGGTCATTGACACCGGACTCAATCCCTGGGACATCGACATTGATGCAACCTCGGCGAAGGCCGGCGACCTTGTGCGACTCAAGCCGGACGGCACCTACTCCCTAGAAGGCGGGACGCCTGTTGCACGAGTCGTAGACCCCACCAAAATCGCGGTCGAGGGCGGGAAGCTCAAGGCGGCGCGAGGATCGATTCTCTTCCAAACCGACCTCCTGTCGGCGCAGGGGATTTTGCAGGATCGAATCGGCGACATCGAGGAAAACAGCAAGGCGCTGACTCGACAGCTCACCAAGCTGGAAGCCGGAAAGATCACGCGCGGGGACGTCGACAACTTGATCGACCGACTCTCGTTCCTCTTGGGCGAGGACATCCGGCGAGTTGAGCGGGCCACCTACCGGCTGGACGAATCGATTCGTTCGATCACCGCAGACGAAGTCTCGATTGAGCGGCAGCAGCTACTTGCGGCCGTGGCCAATTTTGAGCGGCAGTCCCAGACTCACGCGACGAACGCAGAGAACGCGGCGGGGACCGTGACCTATCTCGCGACGGCGGTGAATCAGATCGTTGACACTGCCCGCGTCTATCAGAACGAGGCCGGAGTCTACTCCGAGAGCGCCACGGAACAGGCCAATCTCGCGCTTGTGGCTCGCCATGAGTCCAACGAGTTCGCCCTTGCGTCCGCTACGAGCGCGCAGGAAGCACAGGGATTCTCGGGCGAGTCGGAGACCTGGGCACAGGCCAGCCGGGAAGACCGACTCCTTGCGCAGGCCGCCCGAGAGGACTCTGAGGCATTCGCAGGTGCGGCGTCCACGAGCGAACAGAACGCCGCGGCACATGCGTCGGACTCCGAGCAGTCGGCACAGGCGAGTCAGGCTGACAGGGTGTTGGCCCAGACCGCTCGATCGGGCGCGGAGGCAGCTGAGACTCGTACTGCGCAGAGTGAAACCAATGCTGCTGGTAGTGCCGCAACGGCCACCGAGCAGAAGAACCTCGCGGTGCAGGCGTCGACCGAGTCAGCCGGCGCTGCACTCACCCAGGGCCGGAGTCCGGGAGCCGCAATCAGCAGTTGGCACTACGACAGGTTCAACAACTTCGAGTCTAACCTGCCTATTACACCAGGCAGTACGTTTGCAATCGTGAACGGGGTGCTTCGAGTCACAGGCGGCGTCCACGTTCATCCGAAAACCCCCACCCCGATTGATCCCACTCGTCGACTCGAAGCGGTCGTCGTGTTGAATCGCGTCGTGGACGGCAGCAACGTGAATGGCCACAGCATCTATGTGACGTTTTGGGACAAGGACAAGAATCTACTCGGCGGCAATACGGCGTTTGTAGCTGCTAACCCCGCAATTAACGTGGTTGATGGGGTCACCACGATTCGAGGGTTCATCACGCCGTCGACTCTCGCTGCATACCAAAACGCCGCGTATGGCCGTGTGATGTACCGGAGTCCCGTGGGTGGCACGACGGAAGTCTTGCAGCTCTATATGATCGACGCGCAGGAGTCCAAGCGGGCTGAGGATTCTGCCAGCGCCTCGATTTCGGCAAAGGACACGGCGGTTGCGAAGGCCAGCGAGGCGACTGGCGCTGCGGCCACCGCGTCGAGTGAGCGGAGTCTAGCCGTCCAGGCGAAGAACGATGCGGTGACTCAAGCCGGAATCGCCACCGACAAAGCGGGGATCGCGACCGATAAAGCAAACATAGCAACGACTCAGGCAGGCATTGCCACCTCCGAAGCTGGAGTCGCGACTGCGCGCGTGGCTGAAGCTACTACGATTCGCGACCAAACGGCAACCTATCGGGATCAAGCCCGGCGCGCCCGTACAGACGGGAATCTGATCTTCAACGCCGAGTTTGACGAAGGCAGCGAAGGCTGGAGTCTGACGAACTGCATCCCGATCACAGATGTGGCGCCATACAACAAAGTCCTCCGGACTCAAAGTGTCGGGGCCAGGTGTACCGCGAGCGGGCTCACGATTTCAATCGACCCGAATCGGCGTTATCGGTTCGAGGCTGAGGTCATAAATCACGCGGTCGACCAGCAGAATTACCTGGGATTCACCTGTCTCGACGGGCAAGGCAACGTGCTTGGGAATGTGTACGCGCCTTCTAAGACAGGAGTGCTGGCGCACAGCACATTCCACAAGGCGTCGGACTTGATGGGCGGAGGCGCAGCGACTCGACCGGGCTCGCCTCCGTGGTTCCCAGTTGACACCAAGTTCCACCCTGGAACGACTCAGGTCATTCCCTTGTGGTACGGCAACTATAATGACGCTGCGGGCGGGTACTGCGACTTGCTGTACTTCCGGCTCTATGACGTTACGGAGTCGAATGAAGTCGACACGCGA